GTCTCGTTCTTGATCTAGCTCTACCACCATCCTCTTCAGGCCAGTGGTTTACTTCACTTTCTGTATTATCCAATCTAGCCATTCTAGCTTTGTACCGTTCGTCGGACTCATTGGGATACGGAACACGTTGATCTCTCATTCAAAACATTCCCCTGTCTCTGCGTTGTATGCCATCTGTCCTGTCTTATGACTCCAGATGTTTCCTTCTACAACGTAGTATTTAGCCAACTGGCCCATCGTCATATATCTCCAAATTTCGCTAAGCGATGGACCATACTCCTCAATCAACTTTGGTAAAGTACCAGCAAAGTACGTACCAGCTTTGGGTGCAATTCTCTTGGCAGGCTGGATTGGAATTTCAACTGCATATGCTGACCGTTTCTGTGCTGCACGAAATCTGTCATGCCGCTTATCTGCCTCAGACTTATTGCGATTGATTTCATACCTATCAATCATCTCCTGTGTTACACCTTCAGGAGTAGAAGGCTTTTCCTTTACGGCTCCATCTACAGTATCCAAAACCTGATTTATCCTTGTTGCCATCGAATGAATTCCTCCAGTCCGTTATCTAATGATGGTGTGAACAATCTATACAATATAATCAATGGTGCCAGAAACATTATTAGCACCACTACTGCTATCTTCAGTTTTTTGCTTCTTTTTCTTTTCGTTGAAAACATTTCGTGTCTCCTTTACCGGCACTATCTTTAAGCCAATACGAGGGTCATTTAATCTAAGGCCTGTCTTTACCCTCCACATAATTCATATCCACATCTAGCATTGATGCAATGACCACAGCCATTCTCTAATACATATGACATATCACCGCATTTCGGACACGCCTGAAGGTTATCTAATTCTGCAGCGGGAATGGCAGAGTTAGGAACAGAGTCCTCGGGTTGTTGTTCGTCTGTGAATTTCTCCAATGCGATCGCTACCGCTCTTGGTACCGAATTGATTTGATGTCTTCTGCCAGCATCCTTATCATGCCAGAAAACTACTGCACCGGATGATTCAATTTTTCGTAGATCGTCAATAATAAAATCGACGCTATCTGCGTTCTTCATAAGAGCGCTAAGAAGAACAGTGATTGTCTGTAGCTCTGGGTTATCCTTACCATAGGATGATATGAATATCTCGAATGGCTTCTTAGGATCATGAGGGCTTGGGTTGATTGTAATGTATAGCTTTTCATCACCAGAACCAGATGGGATTTTATAGGTCACACCTCTGAGCTCTATTGGGCGTTTTGGCTTTCCTTTTGGTTTCTCCTCAACAGAAGGGCTATCGTCATTTTTGATCAAAACACCCTCCCTAGACCCGTCTCTATACACGGTTATTGACTTTAAACCGCTCTGCCATGCCAACCTATATATTTCACCCACGGTTTCAATTGGAGTGTCTTTAGAGAGATTTATCGTACTAGAGATTGAGTTGTCTACGTACCTTTGTATAGCTGCCTGTAAACCTATCCTATACTCTGGGTCTATGTCGTGGGCTGTTACTATATAGTCAGGTAGATTTTCATCGTCCATAAATCGTTCACTAATGATTCGTGGGTAGGTTTTGTATTCCTTGAATTTTTGACCATCCTGTTCACGGACTCTACGTGTATAGTGAGTTGCAAACAGAGGCTCTATTCCGGATGATACCTGAGCTATGATAGACCCTGATCCTACAGGAGCACAGGTAAGCAAGAATGAATTGCGGATACCTGTTTGATGAACCTTATCTGTCAGCTCCTGTCCTTGTGCATCCATCCACCGTGCTATGAATTCACTCTTCCACCCTTCGACTGTCCACCAAGGGAATGGACCTTTCTCTTCAGCCAATTCGACTGACGCTTCATAGGCCGCATCCCTATATGTAGACATAATAGACTCGATCATATTGATAGCCTCATCAGAATCATATTTGATTCTCATCTTAATGAAAGCGTCGCCGAGGCCAGTGATACCCAAACCAATTCGTCTTTCGTTAAGGGCCGTCTCCTCTTGTTGAGGTAAGGCATGTCTACCTTTATTCCAATCGATACAGTTATCAAGAAATCTAACAGCTACTCTAATATCATCTGCAAAGCGAGCGAAATTAAATATACCTGCAGCATCTTCGGTATCATTAACATATTTAGCCAAATTCATATGGCCCAATAAACAATTAGCATAAGGACCAAGAAACTGCTCACCACATGGATTGGTGGTTAGTGCTGGATTGATATAATGAAGAGCGTCGTTCTTCCTATGGTTATCTATAAAGAAGATACCAGGCTCTGCGTGTTCGTGTGCATTGGATACAATAGCGTCCCAGATCTTCTTTGCACTCACCTTTTTCTTTACAGTCGGGTTAGGTGAATCTACAGGGAAACGCTGTTCGTACTTCTTATCGTTTTCAAGGGCATCGAGAAATTCATCGGTAACATGGACCGAAATATTGGCATGCTCCACCATTTTGTAAAGATCATTGTAACCATGGTCCTCGCCTTCTACATACTTGATTTGACCTAAGATCTTCTTGATTGTGATGAATTCCAAAATATCCGGATGGTGGATATTCATGGTGATCATCAACGCTCCACGTCTTAGCTTCTGATGAACTGTATGAGTTGATCGAGACATGAGATCCATAAAGGAACAAGCACCAGGAGATTCACCACCGCTGTTCTTGACCGCAGATCCTCTGGGACGCAAAACGGAGATGTCAGTGCCAACGCCTCCTGTAGCTCTATAGGTGAGTGCTGACTCTTTGAGCCAATCATAGATTCCTTCAATCGAATCTTCCTTATGAGGAACTACATAACAGTTTGTACAGCTAACCTTTTCATCCCTACCAAGTGCATACATGATCCTACCACCTGGAATGAACTTGAAATCTTGCAGAAGACTATAGAAGTCGCGTGACCAAAGATCGCCGTCCTTTTCTATATTTGCAGCAGCATCAGCCAATCGATGCCACATGTCTTCAGGCGAGTTTTCATCATCCAATAGATATTTGTCAGCAAGAACATTTGCAGCTAATTCGTCCCCTCCATACCAGTCGAGTAGTCTTCGAATTCTATCTTCACTATTCACTCAATACTCTCCCTTAGTAGCGAACCATTTTCCTCGCCAATCAAATGTGACTGAGCCAATGTATGCCCGTTTAGCTTCTTTTCCGCACTTGGGGCAGTTACATGTTCTGCCGTGTTTTTCATACTGTGATATAGACATCGTCTTTTCGAAAGCGTGCTCACAACTCTGGCACTCGAACGGATAGACATTCACTTCTTCCTCGTTACTATATGGATCACATCTCTAGCACCTGTAGCATCATTGAATTTGAGCACTTCGAAATCTACTCTACGATGGCTGCTATACATTTCATGTCGTTCAGCAGCCTTAATGCATTCTTTAATAGCTTCGTCCTGAGTGATCTGACCTTTTTTCTTGTCACTGCCATAAGGGGCAGAGAACAACATTTCTACCTGGGTATCACCAGTGAATGTGTTCTCTACCGTTTTCATTAGTGTAAATCGCTCCGCCATTATGTCTTCTTACCTTTCAGGTTCCGCCAGATCTGCTTACCTGCATCAGGGTTATCGGAATCGAACGCACCTTGCAATGCTTCACCGAGTTCCTTTTCAGGTGCATCATTAACCATGATGTATGATTTTGAAGGATCAATCGTGACCGGCAATGCCATTCCATCATAACCAACTCTGTTCTTGGCAATATAGAGTGTGCCGGTTCCCTTTTCTCTATCAGCCATATTTCTGGAGAATGTAGCTACAAAGTCAGAGATTTGTGCCTTGCTAATAGCTTCACCCATCTTATCCAGTGTAATGATCTGATCAGAGAAGCCATCTCTATTAGCCTGAGTAGCAGTCCAAATAGGAAGCTTCAGTTTCATACCCAAAGCTCTCAGATCTTCGTAGATGGCTTCCAACTCAAAACGCTTCTGTTCATACTGCTTCCTTGATCTCATCAAATCTGCATAGTCAATGATGACCACACCAGGCTTGAAACCCATAGCTCTGAGTCTACCAAGGTGAACTTCGATTGTGTTGGATGACGCTGTCTTGGTTGGGAACTCCTTAATGACAAGTCTGCCACCATTGAATTCCTTGAGTCTTCCTTCGACCATATTAGCGTTGTCTGGAATATCCTTCATTCCAACACCAGTGATTCTGGCATCATATCTATTACCAATATTGATTTCTGATAGCTCGAGTGAATAATGTACTACATCCATAGCAGCTGACATAGCACCATAACCCACATTCACCAACAGATGACTCTTTCCTATACCAGCAGGAGCCATAAACACACCAAGCTCACCTGCGCCAAGGCCTCCATCCATAACACTGGAGTTATCAAGGGCTGGCCAGCCGGTTGGAGCACATTTGCGTATTCGCTTTTTGGCTCTGTCTCTAATTGATTCTTCTTGAAAATACTCGTGACCGGTATCTATTTTTGTCGCGGCCTTGAGTGCATCTTCCATTCTCTTAGGAATGGCATCATGTTTGCCGGCATTCAATAGTTCTACACAGTCTAGAATTGCTGCTTCCATCGATTTGTTACTACAGAATTCGAAAGCCTTTTCTTTCGCCTGAACGATTTCAGATACGTTAACTTTCTTTGCGATGTCAAACAGAAGTGCAGTGACCTCTGTCTTTTTTTCGTCTTTAAGGGCCGACAACTCAACCTTAAGCAAGTTGAGAGTCGGTATATCAGAGTGCTTCTGGTATAATGATACAACTGTCTTCCATACGGTTTCGTGAGGTTCGCTAGGAAAATATTCAGGCTTAAGTATTTCGAAAACGCTTTCGAAAAATTCCTGATCTGTTATAGCGCCTTGCAAAACCCTTGTTTGAAACAGTTTACCAAAAAAGCCAAAGGACTCCTCAGCTGAATACTGCATTAATTTCTCCTTAGCCTATTTCAACTTTTTCTGGACGTATTCTTTGGAAGGTCTCGGTCCACGAATCGATCCTTCGTGGTGAGATGTTCTCCTTGACCAATGTAAGACGGAACTTCATGGGATTAAACCGAGGGACGTAAGTGGTAAGCGAGGCCTGAATATCATCAACGGACTTGAGGCTAATGTCCGGGTCCAGAAGCTGGACGAGGTCTTGATTCCTAAGCATAAGTGCGGTGTTCTCTTCGATAAGATACTTCTTATACTTCGTACCACCGGGCTGCTCAGAGCGTTCTTTTGCCACTTCCACAATATCGCTAGTGGAATAAATATGGCCATCGGCTTTGAGAGAATCCAAGAATGGGAAATCTCTTAGCAAAGTTTTTTCACCGACCCCTTTGATACCTGAAATATTGTCGGAAGCGTCGCCTCCAACAACTTTCGTAAGCATATAATTACCCGGATGGCACTTCAGTAGATCCTCCTGTTCACCATTTCCAGCGTGGTATGTACCGATACCAAATTGTCCTGGTTCGTACTCAGTCATACGAATTATCTCACCTTCCTTGTTCACTTTTTTTCTTATAGGACGGAAGATGGTTGTATGCTCATCGAGTAATTGCCAATAGTCTCGGTCACAAGTAACCATGATTTTCGTACAACCGGTGAAGTTCCTCGTAGCTACATAAGCTATTACATCATCAGCTTCCAGGAAGTCGATCGATGATTGGAACACCGGAAGATGCTGCAAAGCGGCTCTTAATACACTGGCCTGTCTAGAGAAAGCCTCCTTCTCATCCTCCTCGGACTTATCGAAATGGCCTCTATTGAAACCTCTGAATGTCCTCCCAGCCTTATACTCAGGGTTCAACTTCTTTCGCTTCTTGGTTGACCCTTTCCCCTCCCAAGCGCAATAGACTACATCAGGCTTGAATCGTTCACAAACGGAACGTAAGGATTGAAGGCTACCAAAGATACCTCCTACGTGTTCACCATTATCATTTGTGAAGTTGAGTGAACTGAAGTTTCTTACGAACATGTTCATTACATCAATGAACAGAATAACTGGTTTGTCTTTGCTCATTTGATCCCCTGCATAAAGATATGCCAGACCAATGGTCTGTCTGATTCGTGAATTGTTCCTACGTATATAAGTGGAGCATCAGGCATTGGATGGCCAGTTCCTATAACAAAGAATTCATAAGGCATCATCAATATCTCATCCGGATCTACAATAGCCCACATATAAGGCACACCAGATTGCTCAGCCACTGCAATAGGCTGTGCACCAATTGGCAGGTTGAGAGTGAATTC